AGTCTTTCCGCTAAATCTGACATAGGTTTCCCTAAGAATTAACCCAGTTGACCCAACTGGTAAGGTTTTGTGGTTTTTACCACACAATTCTGTAACCGTCAATCATTGCATCGGCATTTGTTGTTCTCCGCCCATAAACGGATTCTGACCTTGGTCAATATCTTGCGCCGCAATCGTAGCGTATTGGCTTTGTTCCATATTGCGCTTGTCAATTTCCTTCATGAGACGGGTTGTGTCCATGTGGTGCAGCAATAGTTCAACAATTGCGTCAATCTCAGTCTTGTTTTGGCTTGTGATGGCACGGGTGTTTTGGTCGTTGACTTTGACCTCTGCCATTGTCTCGGTGTTGTGCGCTCGTGCGGTAACGTCCATGAGTTTGCGTTTGTTTGCGCCTTCTTCTTTGATTTGGGCAACTTGACCACGGTTGTTGATTTCCAACTGTGCCGCTTGCAATTGTTGCTGCATATCTTGAACTTGTTTCTGCGCCTGTGCCAAACGCATCTGAATTTCAGGTGGAATGTCCGATTTCTCGTCAATGTTCGCCATTGGGTTCATTGACGCAAGGCGGTCAGCAATTACGTCTGCGCCGGGAAAGTCCATGTTCCTAAATACCAAGTCGCCAGCAATGTTGAACAGTTCTTGGTTGCTGGTTAGCAATGGCATCATGGCCTCTACCGCTTGTTGGCGTTTAGTTTGGAAGCCCGGGCCAGTGTCCATCACCACATCGTATTCGCCCACAGTCACATCGTTCAACACTTCGCCGACTTCGGTGGCTTGGTTGATTGTGGTCATGTCAGGCTGTCCGTCTGAGCCGATGATACGCATGACACGCTCGGTATCGTAAATCTTTGGAATCAAGTCTAGCAAAATTTTGCCCGTGTGCCGGATGCTGCGGGTCATGTTGTCGTAGAAGTGGAAGTTGGACAGGTCAACTTGGTTTTGCTGCCCTGCCAATGCCTTGCCTGAAATGTTACCGCTTGGCAATTGGTTCGGGTCAACAATGCCCAAGACCATCTGCAAGTCTGCCGAGATAACGCCAGCGGCTTCCATAATGCCCTGTGGTGGGCCTTCGGGCTGCAAGCGTGACGGTACTGGGGCTGGTTGCCCTTCAATGTCTTTTTGCTTGTAGCGCAGCACGGGGCTTGACTTGATGTTAGCCAGCGCCCACTCGTTTTCGTGGCCTTCGTCTTGGCCTTCTGCCAGCAACCACTTGGCCTTGGGTGCAAGCGCAACCGATTCGGTCATTGCCGTGCGCCAAAAGTTGTACATCCGCTGTGGGTCTTTGGCAAAGCGTACCAAGCCGTATTTCTTGCGCTTATCGTCAACAATGACCTGTGCGCCGTAGCAAGGAATAACGGGAATGTATTTGCCAGCCCAAGTCTTTTCCTCAAGAATCTCAAGGGCGGTCATCTTGCACCACTTAACTGCCTTACGGAAACTGTCACGCTCATCGACAACGGTCAGCCCTGCGGCTTCTACACGCTCAAAGAAACGGTCGCCATCGGCAAACATCTTGCTGCCATCGCTTAATTGGTAAAGTTTGGCTCGTTCACGCTCAATGTAAAAGAACTCGGCAATGCGAATGTCCTCTTTGGTAATCCATGCCGCAGTGTCATCGCCTGTGCTGCGTTGCACAAAGTTGCCGCCATCGTCAGCGTCAGGGTAATAGTCCCTAAACACCTTCTTGTCCATGATTGTGGTAATCAGGCAGCGTTCTGCGTCTGAGCCATCGGGCAAGATGCTGTTCGGGTCAAAGTACACGGTAAACGGGTTGTCAATCGTGTCGATGTAGATTTCTTGGTCAAATGAATCCTCGCTTACATAGCGGGTGTTAATTCGCCAGTAGCCCCAACCCATGCGTACAGCGTAGTCAAACGCTGTGTCATATGCTGTGTCGGCGTTGCTGTTGACTTCAATATGCCGGGTCATGCCCTCAATCACTTGGGCAATCTTGTAGTCCGCAAGGTTGTTGACGGGGTGAACTTTGATGCGTGGGCGCTGCTGGCGTTGCTGGTTTGTTACCTGACGGATGTAGGAATCAATCTTGTTAATAGTCAGGCAGGGACGGGCTTCCACATTGCGGCTGTTCTGAATCTCAACAGGCCATTGGTCGCCAGCGGCAAACTTAATGTCGTTCAACGCTTCCGCACGGTTGGTGCTGTCAGCGTCATTGACTAAGCCCCAAAACTTAATCGCATCCGTTATGCGTTGGTCTTTACCTGATGCTTTTGTGTATGCCATAAGTACCTCTTTTAAGCCATTATCCCATCCAACCGCTTGCCATTGCAACCTGTGCTTTGGGTTTGCGCTTTTCGGGTTCTTTAATCATAAGGCCAATGTAACGAAATGCGTCTGCGCCGTGGCTGTAATGGTCGTGCAGCGGGGTGCGGCTGAATTGCTTTGTCTCAGGGTCAACCTCATAGCGGTAGTGGCGTAGGCAATTAATGCCATCGGCGGCGTGTTCCCGGTCAAAGTAGCAAGACGGAAAGATTGTCCGGGCTGCATTGATTGAATCCAAGATAGGCACTTTAGGCAGGATTTGGGTTTTGTACCCTGCCGCCCTAACAATGTCCTCAATGGTGCGCCCTGCCGCTGCCAAGGTCTTATTCTGTGCATCGTGGGGTAGCCATATCGTGTCGTACACATAACCGTAGGTTTGCATGGTCGCTAGGTAGTGGCTCATGGTCTGCTGGCTATCCTCAATGTAACGAATCAGCCGGGTTTCCATGCCCACAAACTGCAAGAACCAAATTGAGGTACTGTCTGCCCAACCTAAGTCAAAGATGGCGTGGACAGGCTTTGTAGCGTCATAAGGCACACGGGTCAGCCGCCCGTCTAGTTCGGCTTGCTGTAATTCTTTGCCAAAGATAGCGCCATCGACCGACTTGCGGCACAGCCCTTCCCATACTTGGTTGTACGCCTCAAGGTCACGGGCTTTAAGGGAATCCTTTTCCAACCGTAGCGTCTCAGGAAACCAAGGGTTGTCCGACCAGTTGATTTTGATGCTGATGCAATCTTCCGGCGGGTTAGCCACAAACCGCTGGTAAGTTTCGTCCGTCTCCAATTCAGGGTTAAACGATATCCAAATCTCCGACTTTTCCTTCCGGATGGTTGGGATAAGCACATTCCAACTCAAGCGGCTTACCGTTTGGGCTTCCTCAACCCAACAAACGTCAACGCCCTCGTAGGATTTAATGTTGGCAATGTTGTTCTTTAGGCCAGCAAAGGCAAACTCTGTGCCGTTCTGCCCTCGGATGCTTGCTTGGGTTATTTCGTAAAAGCCCAAAAGCCCCAAAGCCTGTATTTGGTCGCACAGCAATTTATGAACAGAATCCCTCATGCTGGTCATAAACTCACGGGCGCAAAGTATCCGCATTGGCTCTTTTGCGCCTTTTATCAGCAGCGCACGGGCTATGCCCCAACTCTTTGCGCCGCCCCTGCCGCCCTGTAATACCTTGTACCGTGATGGCTTGAACAGTCCTTCCAACTTAATGGGGAACTGCGCCTTTGAGATTGCCTCAGTTACTTGGTTCATCAGGTTTCACAAACGAAACTTGGATACCAGTTACCAGTGGCGCACCGTCTTGGCCCGTCACTTCGTGCTTTTGCGTCTCAGCCCACTTTAATTGTGTTTTAGTCCACCAAATAAGCGCAGTTGTGTCGCCGCCCGTGGCTTTGCTAAACAGCGTTTTGGCTATTTGACCGTTTGCTTTGGCTTTACCCATGTCCAATTCAGTGCGGTAATGCTTACGCAGCGTCTTGTCATCTATGCCAACTAGGATGGCAATTTGCTCATGGGGCAAGCCTAAACCGCTGGTACTTTCGACCATGCGTTTGCTCTCGTCCGTAGGTAAATGTTCGTGATTCATTTTATAGAGGGGAATTTGCTAGTGTTATCTTATTGCTTTTTGAACTTTTCATCAAGAATTTTAGGAATAGCGTGATTCCAATTGATTTTGTGATGCAGCCTTTTGTTGGTTTTACCCATTAGGTCAATCTTGCAGCAACTAGGTGCAGCCATAACGCTATAAAAGGACTTTACATAAGTTCCGTATGCTTTATAGGCTTCTGTATTGCCACCTGCGTTCGATTGTGTCGAAAGTTGGTTAAGCATGATATTTGATATTTGAAAGAATAACTTACCTACTTTGCCTTGTGTCAAATAGGTGTTTACATCGTCATTCATCCTTCCGGTAAAGATTGTGTCATCTTTCGGGTTTTTGTTTACTTTGAATACAAAACTGTTCATGGCTTTGCGTTTAAACGTATTGTGCTTGAAAGAACCAGCACCGCCAATAAAATCACCACCTTGAGCAAAGGCTATTGTGCTTGCCTTTGTACCATCTAAACATTCAATCATTAGATCAAGGATTTCATCAAGGTTTTTAACTGTTTTACTTCCTAATAAATTTCCATCTACAAATCTGTATAAAAAATTTATATAGTCATCTTCGTACTCAAAAAAATAATCTAAGCCTAATTTTCGAGCAATGTCATAGCAAGCATTACGAGCGTACACAATAACCTTATTGCCAACAAAGTTGTCCATAATGTCAAACTTACCTTGGTATTTGCTTTTGCTAAAGACAATCACCTCGTTTTTGTACTTTTCTTTGTACTGGCTTAGCGTCTTGTCCTCATCGTCACAAATGATATAGATTTTGCCCGTATAACCGTGCTTGCGTAAAGTTTGGTAAGTAATGACGTTGTCAGGCCTTCCATGCGAAAGGATAAAAACAGCCAGTTTTTTATTTGCTTTCATTTTTAATTTTGCTGCTGCTGTAATTGTGTTTACGTTTTAAGTAGACAATTTCCTTTTCCATTTCTTCAATATTGTTTTTCATTTCCCAATCTTCAGTTTTATGGTCCTCACCAAGAAAGTAAACGTCATAATCTAATGAAACAAAAATATCCCTGTCTTTTTCAATGTTTTCATAAGTAATAACCTCATCAACCCATTTAACAGCCCTAAGTTGCATGTATCTTTCGTAAATAGACTGTTG